TCGACCTTTGTGATAAGAATTCTGTTGATCCAGCTGATGTGAAGAAATTCATCTCACCTGTTATTCAGGATAAAATAGAGGCAGAAGCCAGACGGCTAAATTATCTACCTCGTGGCAATACGTTGCCGGTTGACTAAGCCTTATAAATAAGGTATTATACAAACATACGAACATATAAACATACAAGGAGAAGCCAATGAGCTTTGCACAACTAAAGTCTAAACGTACCGATATGGCCAAACTGGTCGAGACAGCTCGAGGAGCTGAAGGTGCTACATCCCGCCCAGCAGCAGATGAACGTCTATGGCAACCTACACGAGATAAGGTTGGCAATGGATATGCTGTGATTCGTTTCCTCCCAGGTAATGCTGATGCAGCTACACCGTGGGTTCGTTACTGGGATCATGCCTTCAAAGGACCATCCGGTCAATGGTACATTGAGAAGTCTTTGACATCTCTTGGACAGCAAGATCCACTATCAGAGTTGAACTCTAAGATGTGGAACGGTGGCGTCGACTCTGATAAGACTATCGTTCGTCAGCGTAAACGGAACCTACGTTATGTGGCTAATATCTTGATCGTTTCTGATCCTGCTAACCCTGCTAACGAAGGTCAGGTCAAACTATATCGGTTTGGCAAAAAGATCTTTGATAAGATCATGGACTCCATGCAACCACAGTTTCCTGATGAGAAGCCTGTCAACCCATTTGATATGTGGGAAGGTGCAGACTTTACAATCAAGATTCGTAAGGTTGAAGGATATCCTAACTATGATGCTTCTAGCTTCAAGTCACCTGCAGCGCTAGGTGAGGATGATGCAATGGAGGCCATCTACGATAAGCAATATGACTTATCTGAGTTTACAGATCCTAGTAACTATAAGACTTATGATGAGTTGAAGACTCGTCTGGCTCTTGTGTTGGGTGAGCAAGCTCCTCGTACAGTCAAGCAAGAGATTGCATTGGATGACGAGATCCCTTACGGAAACTTCAAAGAAGCTGCACCTGCTAGTGCTCCTGTAGAAGCTTCGGCTCCTACAATGGCAACAGCTGAGGCAGCATCAGATGAGGATGATACTATGAAGTACTTTGCTAGCTTAGCAAAGGAAGACTAGGATTGATTGCTGGCGTTTTAATCAGCGCCAGCAATTGCCGTTCTAAGATTGTTGATTGAATTGTTCAAGTGATACACTGTTTGTTCAGATTGGTCACGCATATCAGTAGTCACAACATTACCTGCTCCCATTGAATTGGCCTCACGGAGTCTAAAGCTCTCTGCTGCTAAAGCCTGGGAGGCTTTTTGCTCTTCTAAGTATTTTTTAAACAGAGGACTATTCATCATCGCTTCGGTCGCAACTAATTGAAGCTTCTGGTTTTCAATAGATTCTGTCATGCTGTAGGGGCTTCCTATCCGGACAGGCATGCCACCTTCACCTTTTCTCAGCACAACTTCACCTGTTTTCATGTTATAATCATACTGATTGCCAGACTCAACAGATTTCCTCAGTGCTTCTGCTTGGCCTGCAACTGATGCCATTCCTTTGGTTTTCTGGTTGTACTGGTCCATGATGGATTCTTCCACCATCGATGGCTGCATGTACCAAGGTAAGAATGAGAACAACTTCTTCTTCATATCGCTTAGCGATGGCATGAAGTCAAACAAAGATGTGAAAATAAACTTTATATCTTCCCACGCTTCACTGAATATTTTACTGAGCCGAGACTGTCCATCTTCTAGTGGCCCAAAGTAATCCTTCATACCATTGACGATACCTTCCCAAATAGGCTTTACCATCTCTGTAATGCTAAAGCCTCTTAGAAACTCAGCAGCATTGGTCATTCCAAATTTTTCCAGTATCCAAGCAGGCAGGCGGATAAACAAAGCATCAAAAGCGTCAGTGATACCAAATATGACACCCCCGATACCTCCTGTGATTCCTTTGAACAGTTTATCAAACATTGATACTTCTACTTCGTGAAGATTGCCATGATGGTCTTCGACAAACTCTTTTTCTGTGAATCCCTTATAGAAGCCCATGACAAAATCAATTATGGATAATAGTGGACCAGCAATTAATTTGACTGGGGCTTTCAATAAACTCAACACAGGTTTGAATAAATCACCAATGCCACTAAAGAAATTTCCCACAGGCTTCAGAAAGCCTATCAAGCCAGAGCCAACTCCTTTTGCACTAACAGAACCCAATCCTGTTTTAATGCTATCAAAAAAGCCTTGAAGACCTTCTGGTATTACAATAGAGAACTTAGGTAAATTATCAGCACTTGGTAGTTTCAGTTTTCCATAATCTAGTAACTTTGCAGCTGTTTGCTTTACTCCATCAAAAAATAAACCAATAGATGGAAGCTTTGGCAATGAGATCTTTCCCCAAGCACTTGCCATTGCATCAGTCATTTTAATTACTTGTCTGCCAACAACAGACACCAAACCTATTTTTGGAAGATCTGGCAGTTTAATATCCGGTAAAGTAATCTTAGCAAATTCAGGTATAGTGATCTTAGGTATGTCTGGTAATTTTATCTTTGCCCAAACATTTCTAGCGCTCAGGGCAGATATGGCTTTACCAAATGAATCTATAAATGTAATTCTTGGCAGGTCAGGCAACTTTATCCTACCCCAAGTGGATTTGATGGCATCGCCAGCTAAGTCCAGCAAACCAATCTTAGGTATGTCGGGTAATTTTATTTTTGGCAGGTCTGGTAATTTTATATTGGCAGTAAGCGCTTTAAAAGCTTTTCCAAGGGAATCAACAATAGTAATTTTTGGCAGGTCTGGTAATTTTAATTTCCAGTTTTCTGGAACGTCGATTGCTATTTTTGGAATGTATCTGCTAAATGGAAAGGTTTTTATATCGAGAACGAATGTATCGATTGCCTTTACCGTTGTTCTTATACTATCCCCAACAGTTGTAAGCCCTTTAGAAAGGTTCTTCAACATTGTAGGAATTTTTAGAGCTTTGACCTCATCATCAAATCCTGCCAGCGATAGTCCTATTGCAGCCAGTGACGCCAAACCCAAGCGTGATATAATCATTGGAATGTTTAAACCATTGCCAGCATCAGCTCCACCACCTTTACCACCTGGTGGAGGAGGCGTAGATGCGCGTCTACGACCTTCCATCTTATCTTCAAGACTGTCTAACCTAGCTTGCTTTTGAAGCGTGATCTGTTCCAACACCAAGTCGCCGACAGCCATTACAGCTTCGGTGGTATCATCTTGTGAGCCTTTGAGCGTCTTGAGCTCGTTGGTTACAGAGTTTAAAGTCATCTTTTACCTTTTTGACATTTGCCGGTTCTGTTCTTCTTGCCGCTCATTTTCTTCTTTTATGTGATCTATCAACATACTGAGATAGATTTCCCTCTCCCAAGGCATCATCATATCTATTTCTGTTAATGAATAATGATGATGCTGCATTAATTGAAAGTTAGTCTTGTAGTAATTGACTAAGCTATCATGGGAGAGGCATATTAGAAAAAATTGTTTATGCCTGCAAGAATCCTTTCTTCCGTGTGGTTGCAATGTGGACATTCCACAGTAAGTTTATGTTCTAGTTTTGGAATCGATTCTAAAAACTCTCTAATCTTTCCAAATTGCTCTGTTGTTAATGAATCAATGAATGATTGAATTTCTTCTTCTGACTCATCTTTTAGAGAAATATTTTCTTCATTAGTTTGTACTGATTCAATACATTTACTAACAATTTTAAAAGATTCATTTGGACCTCCTGCTTCCTGGTCCATTTCTAAAATCTCATTATAAGCAGGATATCTCATCTTGAGTTGTATATCATCAGTAAGTTTTATAACATCTAATTTTTCTTTTGGCATGGTGACTGTAATGTCAGAAAGAGGAATACTAATTGGAATATCTTTATTGCATTCTGCGCACTGTAAGTTTATTTCACTAGTCTCTCCAACTGACTTAGAACGGATCTGAGTAAACAAATATTCCACATCAAATGTTGTGAGGGATGAAGTATCAAGATCGTCCTGCACACAGGCGTCAATTGTATCTACAATTGCACCAAGCGCTTTCTTGGAATCTTTTGATTCCATAGCCAACATCAAAACCTTTTCTTCTTTGACAAGGTAAGGTCTGTATCTCACCTTTATCTGAGATGAAGGTACAACAATGTCGTACTTAGGTTGATCATTAAGTTTGGGTAAAGCCATATTATATATTTCTCCAGTCTTTAAATGACAGCTGCACATTCAATTCAATTAAGCCGTCTGCGTCGTTATTTAGTTCGAATCCATTCAGTGTTGTTGGAAACGCATTTTGTAATCTCACACCACTAGAAGCGCCCGTCATCAGCGCAGATACTTGAGAATTTGTCAGTAAGTCTCCTCCCAACAATTCTACAATAACATCCGCGATCACCAATGCATTAGCTATTTTATTAGTTGATGTGGTAGATCTTTTCTTAATAGTAAAGATTTTTACATCTCTTGTATACTCATTAAAATAGTTGAGTTCTTTTGTTTCTGTATTGACAACTAACTCTGACCAAGCATAAAAATAATCTCTAATTTTATTATCATTAAGAACTTGGAAAGTCATAGACACATCATCGTGTAGATATCCATAAGCTGTCTTGAAAGGCTTCATGCCGATCATTCTATCAGATGTTACAATCTGACGACCTGGCATTGTTACATTCTTGCAGATTAAGTTCATAGTGTTGCTATTAAGGCTTGGAGCGCGAGGTATGTTGGTTGGTAATTGCACCATCCAGATATTGGATCTAGCAATGCCCCCACCAGCTGAAACAGCACCTTTAAAGTTGTCTATGTCTAAGCTCATTAAATCATCTTCCTTGAATCTTTCCATGCAGCGGCTTGCCCAGCTTTTTGGAATTGGGCTGTCGGCAAGAAGGTAGCAATTTCCCACTCGGGGGGTGGTACATAGGCAAATCTACTTGCCACTTGACTAGACAAGTAATGTTTAAAACAGGGTTTGTAGTACCTTAGCTTAGATGTTTTCTGCAGCATACTGTATCTAGCTTGAAACTTTGTAGTCTCGTCGTACGACTTGTTGTTTGTAATATCAATTAATCCATCTAAAAACTTAGCTCGGAGCACAGGAGGTAAATAATGAAGATTCAATCCATAGAATCCTCCAGGAGCTTTGGATACAATGACACTCAACGGAAACGAATCATAATAGGGCATCGTATCTTTAGTTTTAGGATTGTAATAATACATGAACATGCTACCAATCACTTGCCTGTTACGCAATTCGATAGG